GCATACTTGACTTTAAAGAGGTTCATCCAAAAGATGAACCTCCTGTCAAGGTTGCATTTGTCCCAAAGACACAAAAGACGCCTCGCGTCATTGCCATTGAGCCTGTGTATAATCAATACGTACAACAGGGACTGATGAGGGTTATTGTTCCAGCCATAGAGCGCGATAAGCGTCTCCGTGGTCAGATCAATTTCACTGATCAATCAATCAATGGCGCCTTGGCTCTCTCGAGTTCGATTACGAGAGAGTTTGCTACGATAGACCTGAAGGAGGCCAGCGACCGCTTACATGCGGCCGTTGTTCACCTGATGGTGCAAAGTCAACCCGATGTCAACCGGGCAGTCTTTGCATGTCGTAGTAAATATGCAAAGCTCCCAAATGGAAAGATAATTCCCATGAAGAAGTTCGCATCCCAAGGATCTGCTCTAACGTTCCCGTTGGAATCTATGGCTTTCTATTCGATCGCTATAGCTTCCTTCATGGAACGTTATGGTCTCCCTGTTCATCACCCGAGGGTCGAGGCCTTCAGTAAGAAGGTCTTTGTCTATGGTGATGACTTAATCGTGCCTACCAAGGAGGTAGACATTGTCATCGACGGCCTAGAAACAGCAGGGCTCCTGGTGAATCGTAGCAAGTCTTTTGCTATGAGCCACTTTAGGGAGTCCTGCGGAATAGACGCATTCGGGGGGAACATCGTTACCCCTGTCTACGTCCGTACTATGCCGCCGAAGTCAAAGCGTGACGCTTCCGGTGTCGCTGCGACGGTTTCCACAGCCAATCAGTTTTACCTGAAGGGCTATTGGAAGACGTCGGCGATTCTACGAGCAATTGTAGAATCGGTCATGGGGACTGAGTTGCCCCATGTCAGACCAGACTCGGAGTTGTTGGGCTGGTATTCAGTCTCTGGCCACTATTCCGGAGATGGAATAGTGATCACCATTGCTTCCAGACGCGCGGTTATACCGTGCGGATCAAGAAGAAGGCAGATCGCCTTACTGGGTACCGGGCCTTGGCAAAGTGCCTGGGCGAGAACATCGGTAGTTTGGCCGTAGAGTCTGAGGTAATTCCCTCACACGACTACGGCTATAACAACGATGAATTCGCTTCATATTCGATCGAGAGCCCCTTTGGCTATGGAGCCTACCCCATGAAGCTTGATACTCCATGGAATGGTTTCATAGACCGTAAGGAACCTCTCGACGAAGAGCGCTTTGCAGTCACGTCACGGCGCGGAGCCGTTTACACGAAACTCCGCTGGGTCAACGCGTAAATTACGCGTTGTCTTTCGTTAGGCCTTGAAAAGCCTAAAGCAAGGGAACCTTCCTTTCGAGAATGTTGGTGAACAAGCCATAAAGGTC